TGTGCTTGGTAGCTTTCCTAATGTTACAGCGCCGTTGGATGCTACTAACATAGAGCTTGATGTATTGGCTGGAGTAACGCCAGGCACAGTGGCGGCTGGCAAGGCTGTTGTAGTTGATGGAAGTAAGGATATTAGTTCGTTTAATGATGTCGGTATTGCTGGTATAGCTACGGTAGGAACAGTAACGGATGGAACTGCTACTCTGACTGGCGGTACGTTGAGTGGTGTCACGATAGATACCGATGGTACGCTTGGTGATGGTGTAGTGGCTACGACACAGGCTGCTGATGATGATTCTACTTTGGTGGCCACGACTGCTTATGCCAAGGGTGAGGCTGATGCAGCACAGGCGGCGGCAGAGGCTACAGCAGAAGCCTATACTGATACTGCTACCGGTGCTAACACTACTGGCTCAGCTAGATTGGTTAACGCCTTTACTGCTACTTATCCAACGTTTGTGCAGGTCACCACTACACCAGCAGCATTGGCGGCTGGGTGGTGGATGCTGCTTGGGGCGCAAGTAGCAAGTAGAGTATGTTATATAGATTATCAAGTTACTTCTGGTGTGTGGCATCGAGGGACTTTACCTGTGTGCGTGCCTATGTTAGTGCTTTCTACTGGAAGTAATATTCGTATTGCAGCGGCAGTGACTTTGGGTGATTACTACAAGCATGCAATTGCAGTAGGCGATTAGAATGAACAACGTACAATTCAAAGCACGGTATAGAGGCATCATCGCAGGGAAGTATCTAGACGAGGCGGATCGAATCACGATTACGGATGTCTGGCAGATCTTAGATGCGAATCAAAAGCAGCAGATGAATAGACTTGTCGAACGTAAGGACTGGAGTAGATTCGGAAAAGCGGTTGAGACTGTACGAAAGAACATTGCGATTGCCCAGGCTGATGTGCGAATAGATGAGCTGATTGTAGACGGTCAGATAACGATTTCTGATGAACTGGACGAGATCATAGAATAGTCCGATGGCTACCAAGGAACGTCTCATCATAGAGAGCATGTTCAACATTGCTGACAAGAGTGGCAGGGACGTGCCCTTTATGCTCAACGACAGTCAGAGACGCCTAGATGATGAGCTATCAGGCCGGGATATTATTCCAAAAGCCCGGCAGGAAGGAATAAGTTCATACTATCTCGCACGCTGGACAGCACTCTGTCTGAGTCAGAGAAATGTACGGGCGGTGGTAATATCCCACGATGCGCTTAGCACACAAAGAATGTTGAAAAAGGTTCACTACTTTCTTGAGAACCTGCGTGGGCCGAAAGCAGTTATTAAGAACGCCAGTGCGAATGAAATCGTATTCGGTAAGACAAATTCAATGTTTTATATAGGCACGGCTGGAACGAAAAAGTTCGGTCGAGGTGATACCATAACGCATCTCCATTGCTCCGAGGTGGCGTTTTGGGAACAGCCCCTGACACTGTTGACTGGACTGTTCCAAGCCGTGCCAAAGGATGGAGAGATAGCGTTGGAATCCACAGGTAATGGTGTGGGCAATTACTATCATCGGACCTGTATGCGGGCGGCCATAGGCCAGAGCCGATACAGAATGCACTTCTTTAACTGGATCGAGTTCTCGGAATACACACTTGATTTGGACCAAGATCAGTCTGATGCGATCATGAGTAATTTGATCGAGGAATTCGAGGAGCCGGAACTAGTAGAAAAGTACAACCTGACTGCTGGACAACTTGCGTGGCGTAGGGACAAACTTGATGAGTTGGATTACGACCTTACGCAATTTAAGCAGGAATATCCGATCACGCTGGATGAATGCTTTCAGTCGGGAGGACGCTCGCTATTCACCCGAGTCAACTACTATGAGACGGCCGAGTGGAAAAGACAGGACTTCAACTATCACTACTTGGAAGGGCATCCTAATTCTAACTATACTTATTGCATTGGTGCTGACGTGGCTGGCGGCATTGGTGGCAAGTCAGTAGAGAAGAATGAGAAAAGTGACAGTGATGGAGACAGGTCTGTTGCTCAGATCATCTGTATTGAGCTAATGGAACAGGTGGGAGAATGGGTTAGTAATAAAATTGAACCGGACGCCTTTGGTCGTAAACTTGCCGCGCTTGGAAGACTTTTCCATAATGCTTACATTGTGGTGGAAGCTAACAATCACGGTATATTGACGATCAATGAATTGCTGACGAGCTATGACCAAAGTCTTGTGCACAGACGATCAGGTGGTAGAAAGTCAGAAATCGTTGACCGTCTAGCAACCTATGGCGTCCGTACTACTTCAAAGAGCAAGCCGTATATTATAGGTGAACTCAGGAGAATGCTCACGTATGATTTGCAAGTACATAGTCCAGTGTTGAAATCAGAACTGGACACGTTCATTGAGAAGGAGAGTGGCGCACTAGGTGCAGTTAATGGCTGCTTTGATGATCGTGTGATAGCCCTGGCAATGTGTAATGCTGGACTGGAAAAGGCAGCTATGTATGTACAATCAAATCGGCAGGAAGTTGCGAAACTGAATCAGGATCCTTTCTCGATGGAGGGGATCATTTCTGAATTGACAGACAACCGCGGTGGGTTTCCCATTGCGTCACAGACGAGACACTAAGCGATGAAAATACTTATACTTTCGAAAGACTCCACGTGTATTGGACTGGCCCATAGAATGAGTGATGAGGGTCACGATGTGCATGTGTTCATTCAGGATGTGAGATACAGTCCTGCTGGACTTGGCCTAGTGTCTAGGGTTGCTGCATGGCGGCCGGTGTTGAACGAGTCTGATCTTGTCGTCTGTGCTACAGAAGGGTTCGGACAGTATGCGAAAATCCTACGTGGTAATGGCCGTCCTGTGTTTGGTTGTCATAGGGCTATTGATATGCTTGAACGAGACAAGAGCAAACAGGAGGAGTTTCTCACACTGTGTGGACTTGGTGATAGGGTGGAGCGTTCCAACGGACATGAACCCACAGCGGTAGGACTTCTCGGACTGTTCAATGGACACTCCTGGATTAAGCCTTTCCTACTTAGTTTTGAATCAACCAAGTTGTTTCCTGGTGACCTAGGACCGAATGTCAGGTCTATGGGTACAGTGATGACAGTGGCCAGGCGTGACAATCCTATGATTGTGAAATGCCTAGATAATACGGAGAAAGCGCTTAGTAAACTAGGCTACAAGGGATTTGTAGAATTTCAGTTGATGGTTGGTCCCGACTATATTGACGTACACGGCCTTACGATGCATCCCACGATGGATAGTATCTACGCACTGTATGAGGGTCTCAAGGAACCAATCACAAACGTTTTGTTCGGTGTGGCGGCTTCAGTGCAGCAACGACTAGAAGTGTCTAATGACTATTTAATATCCATACGAGCTAGTCTACCTCCTTGGCCGTTCACCGACATTATCGAGGGCCGACCCGTAGCTTTGGACATAGCTGACGGTGCGTTGAAACATCTGTATTTTAATAATGTCCAGAAGAATGATCAGAACTACTATTATATGCCCAGTGACGGGATACTGCTGAACTCCTGTGCTGTCGGGCGAGACGTGCAGGAGGCTCGTCGCCGGGCATACCGAACACTGAAGGGACTTGATGTGGAATCACTACAGTACCGCGAAGATATTGGGACGCAGGTACCTACTGCAATGTCAAAACTTAGGGAGTATAATTACCTATGAGTGGGTATATTAGAAGCAAGCCTGATGTCTCATGGTGGCTGACACAAGTCAGGAAGGGCATAGACTATCGTAAGAAGTATGCCAAGGAAGAGCAATGGGATATGTGGAGGTCCTACTATCGTGGTAACTGGCGCCCAGGCATTATGCCAAGCAATATCTATTTCAAAATGCTTAGGACAGTTGTTCCTAGGGTCTATTTTCGCAATCCCAGTGTTAGTATCACTTCAGCTCGTCCTGGTCTTGTTAACATGGCTTTTGCTCAGCTCCTTGAGCGTGTCGATAACAAGATGATGCGTCAGATGAAGATGAAGCAGACACTGAAGATGGCTGTGCAAAAGAGTTTTATGTTCGGCACTGGTGTGGTGAAGCTAGGGTTTGGTGCGGAGTTCACTCCGAACTTGCCGCCTGGCTTTAGTGTGACAGAACCAGTTGGGAATAACGGACAGGTGTTTGAATACAACGACTTGATTCGTGACAACATGCCGTGGGTAGCCAACACGCATACAGGAAACTTTATAGTTCCAGCTGGTGCCGAGGATATGCACAGTTCACGCTGGGTTGGTGAATGGTTTCGGAGGCCGCTTGATGACGTGAAAGCTGATCCCCGGCTGAAGCATACGAAGAATCTTACGGCCTCTTCCAGGAGTAGAATGGATCATCCTGGGATGGTACGCAAGGGTGTGAAACCATATACGGATATGATTGACTTAGTTGAAATTCGTGATAAGCAGAGACAGCGTGTCATGGTGTTGGCACCGTACGCTACGGATAGAGTGCTCTTGGATGATGATGACGAGCTTCAGTTGAATGGCACGATACCATATTATGATCTTATATTCAACACCGACGAGGAAGTATTCTGGGGAGTACCTGATAGTGTCAACCTGGATTATCAACAGCGTGAGATGAATGAGATCAAGACTCAGATCATGAAACACCGGAGACTTGCACTTGTCAAGATGATGGTGAAACAAGGTACTTTGGGTGATGAGGATGCGGCTAAGATGGTGTCTGAAGA